CCGTCCCTGCCATCGACGCCGTCTCGACCGTCCTTGCCGGCCGGGACCAGCTTTGCGATCTCTTCAGCCGTCGGCACCGGCGGTAGTTCGGCGATCGCGCGCGCCACGATGCCCTCGACATCCGGGCGCTCCGCCAGCACCGCCTTCGCCACGGCGAGTTCCTTTTCCGCCGCCGCCAGACGCTCCAGCACGGGCGCGAGGGCCTTGCCGAACAGCGCCACGAGGGAAGGCGCGATGCCGTCCATGAGCATCAGGACATCGCGTTGCTTCATCGGCCGGCCTCCATCAGGGCGCCGACGGCCTTTTCCAGGCGCCAGGCGGCGAGAGACTTCGCGTCTTCATCGTCCATTTCGGGAGCATCGTCCTCGGCGTCGGCAGGATCCGGCGCCTTGGGCTCCGGCGCCGGTGGCTTCTCCGTCGCGAACGGGTCTTCCTGGGCGTCGCGCTTCGCCAGCGCCTCGAGCGAGAAGTCCTGCTGTTGCCGATAGACCGCATCGCCGCCGGCCACCTTGGGCAGGCCGAGACGGCGACGGCCCTCGTTCGGCTTCAGATAGTTGCGGCCCTTCTCCAGGACATCCATCAGCATCGCGGTGTCCATTCGCAGCAGGTTGTCGGTATCGAACTCGACGCCGAGATCGGGCTTGTCGCCGAGGCCGAGACCGTCATCGAGGCAGCTTTCCGCCTCCTCGATCAACGACTGAAGCGCCTGGGTGTAGTAGCGGAGCGTCCGTTCCTGGGCGTTGCCGGTGTTGGGTTCGGCGCCGGCGCCGATCATGAAGGCCGGGACGTGGTAGACTGCGGCGACCTGTTCGGACGACCATTTCAGCTGCTCCACGAGCTGGCTGTCGCGGGCGGTCACCGACATCGCCTCGAACTTGAGGGCGCTGCCCAGCACGGCGACGCGGCCATAGTTCTCGCCGCTGAACTTCTTCTCCCACTCGGTCTTGAGACGCTCGACGTCCTCGTCGCTGATGTTGCCGGGCGCCGTCAGGATGCCGCTGGGATTGGCGTTGTTGCGGAACAGCCGGACCGACTGCTGCTGGATGTTGATTCCCTGCGTCGCCGCCAGGGCCGCGGCATGGATCGGTGCCACACCTACCAGCGGGTGACCGAGGCAGTTGAAGCGGTCGTGGATGATCTCCGTGGCTGGTACGGTGACCTGCTCCGGGAGGCCGTTCAGTTCGTCCGTCGACAACTGGTAGAACACGCTGCCGTCCTGGGCAATGAGCGGCTGCACGCGCGTCGGGTCCAGGACATAGAGGCCAACAACGACACCGCGGTTGTCGCGGTCCTTCAGCGCATAGGTGTTGCCCTTGCCGAGCTTCGACAGGAACCACGACTCCCAGAACTGATTGCGGGTCTGGTAGTGGTTCGGCTTCCGCAGCACCGGGCTAAAAGCCGGGTTCACGGTCTCGATCCAGATGTCGTCCGGTGTCTTTTGGATCAGCCGGACCGAAAGCTTGGCGATGTCGCGCGCGATCAGGGTTACGCAGGCGAAGTTGGCGTAGTAGCCGGACGCCGTGGCGGCATTTACCTCGATGTTGCGCTGCCAGTTGCCCGTATTGGCCTCGCGGATGATCGGGAACCAGCCGCCGCTCCCGGCGCTGGGCACCTGATAGGTCTTGCGGCGGAACAACCCGCGGACGCGATCAAGCATCGACATGCGCGCCCCTTTCCATTGCCGGGTAGTGCCGGGCGACCAGCGGGTCGTCGACTTCCCAGGGTTTGCCGACGCCGCCGGCAAAGAACACGACACGCGCCTCGGTCACCCGTCGCGTCGGCGTCCAGAACCGGACACCATCGGTCGCGTCCCAGGTCTTTTCGTTCGGGATCGCCGAGGCAATCCAGGCCTGATCGGAGCCGAGATGCTTCAGCCCGGCGATGACTGCCTTCTCGCGCGTGAAGGTGTCGTAGACCTGCGGCCGCGAGCCCAGCCGCAGCAGCATCAGGGAGCCGTTGTAGCGCCGGCTCGTCGCGGTGCCCTTGGCGATGCGGAAGTCGTCAGCGATGTCGAATAGCGGGTCGAGCGAGTCGGCGATGACACAGTCGAGATCCATGGAGACGACGCGCTCGGTGCCCAGCCAGTCGGCGGCATCGCGCCTGAACATCGCGAGGCGACGCAGGCACTGCGGCTTCCGCGCGCCCCAGGTCGGCAGGCGGACATCTTCGAAATCGCCCGGCGGCGTGATGATACGGATGCCGGCATCGATACCGGCCGGCATGTCGGTAACGACCGCGATCTCGTGCTGGATCGTGATATGGCGCCGCACCATGGCGGCCCAGGCGTTTACATGACGAGCAGCGTAGGTCGTGCGGCCGCCGGACTGGACCCACAACCAGGACAGGACAGTGAGCATCAGGCCGGGAGAAGTTCCGGCCGGTGGCGGGCAACCCACTCGAAAAACATCGGTTTTTGCGCCGGCCCCCTGAAGTGCAGGATGTGCGCATCGGGATACGGCTCGTCGGCTGACAGTGGCCGTTCATTCCAGATCGGTTCCGGCACGAAGCGCACCGTCAGTCCGCGCCGTGTCTCCTTGCCCCAGAGTTCGCGCGGCTTCGGGCCCAGCACTCGCTCCCACGAGCACATGTCATCACACGTTCTGGCGGGCAGCGCGCGGGTGCCCTTTGCCACCTTGTCGAACACCGGCGCCACCTTCTCGCGGCTGGCGGCCGGGATATGCAGGAACCCGTTCATGATCCAGAGCCGGCGATGCACGAACGTGCAGATCGTCAGGTCGGCCGGCAGCAGCGACGGCCGGAAATCGCGAAGGACGAGGCAGTCGGCGCCCACGAAGACGGTGTCGTCGGAGCGGTAGCGCCCTTCCCTCACCCACTCCGCTTGAGCCGTCGTCGTGGCCTGCAGCAGGTTCCGCGGCAGGTCCGATTCGAAGCGCTCCATATCCTCCGGCAGCATCCGGGATGAGGCCATATCCGTCAGCACGACGTGCCGCATGCCGGCGGCGCGGCAGGACCGGTCGAGGATCTTGAGCATCCCGATATAGTCGGCGGCATCGGGGAAATCGGCGGGGCGAGATACCCAGAAGCTACAAACCGTCGTCGGCGTCATGCGAGCCCCTGTCTCTTCGCCCAGGCGAACATCATCTTTTTCCGCTGGCGGCCCCTGAAGTGCAGCAGGACGGCATCCTTGCAGGAATCGCCCGGCCAGCGGGGGCAGTCGTTGAACCGGCGCATCGGCAGGAATGCGACGCGGAGGCCGGCGCGCTCTTCGATCACGGTCGGCAGCGGCACTGGATCGAGCTCGGCCACCAGCGCCTTTTGGTCGTCGCGCCATTCCTTGCCGCAGCGATCGGCAACGCGGCGATAGAGGGTGGCGACCTTTGCCGCGGCACTCTGACGGATGAACTGAAACCCGGTGTTGATGGCGTCGAGGCGCTCGTTCGGGCGCCGCGAGGTCACATAGAGATCGGCGTCGGCCGGAAGGTGCGGCCGCGGATCGGCCAGCAGGATCGAGTCGGCGCCGACCAGCAGGAGGTCTGACGCCGGGTCGCTCTCGAGTATCTGAGCCTGCAGATGGGTGCAGGCCCGCATCAGGGGTAGCGGGACATTGTCGCCGACCCACGGCTCGACGTCGGCGGGCCACTCCGGGCGCCCTACGGTCAACTCGTCGGTCAGCACGACATGCCGAAAGCCGAGGCGCTCACAAGAGTGACCAAGCATCTCCAGCATCGCAAAGTAGGACGCCGGGTCGACCTTGGGAAACTCCGCGCGGCGCTCGACATAGAAGGATGCGACGGTGAGGCTCAACCGAAGCACCGCCATAGTTGCCGCGCCAACCAGCCCGTTGGCGGCGTCATCGCCCTGCATTGGTTTGCCTCGGCGCACTCATGGCGCGCGCGGCAGCCAACGCAATGGTCGTACGGGGGCGGCGGACGGCAGACCCCGAGTTTTCCATCCGGCCTTCGACGCAGCGGCATAATAGCCTCGACGCTATCCGTGCCCATCAGGCCGCCGCGCGCGCTCGACATCGGAAAGGCGCGGACACCCGAGGCGCTCCACTTCTCACCAGCCGGGACATCCTTAGTCACGACGGCGCCCGCCGCGATGATGGCGCGATCGCCGATCGTGATGCCCGGCAGCAGGATGGCGCCGGCGCCGATGAAGACGAACTCGCCGATGGTGATGCCGGTCTGGCCGCGGTCCCGATAGTCGGCGAGATCGTGACGCGCGACCTGGCTGTCGTTTGCGGTCTGCGTTCCTGGTCCGATGAAGGTGCCGCGACCGATCGTCGACCCGCCCGCGATCTGGACCTCATTCAAAATGCGGACGTCGTCACCGATCGTGCACCCGTACTGGATGTCGGCCATTGTCCCGATGACGCACCGCGCACCGATTCGATTGTCCTCGCGGATCACGGCGTGATCGCCGATGCAGCAGTCGCGGCCGATGAAGGTGCCGGCATAGACCACGGCGAAGTCGCCGATGACGGTGCCGCTACCGATGCGGCCGGCGGTGGGCTGGCGGACCGGCCGGCGATTGGCGGCCGTCGCCAAAGGGACGCGGCCCAGTGCGGCATGGGTCGAGACATAGACACCGGGCTCGATGAAGGGCGTCACGACGGGGATCGGGAGGGGTGCGCCGGCATAGCGGTCGAGCTCGTCGCCGCGCTCGTTCACGACGACGGCCCGGAGACGGCCGTCGACCACTTCGTCGTAGACGATCATTTCGGTTACCGCGCGGAAAGTGAAAGGGTGCTGCAGCGTCCCAAGGCTTGCGCCTTGGATAGCGGTCGGCGATCTCTGGCATGACCCGGGCTGGAAATAGTTGCCAGACTAACTTCCAACCTCGGACGTGGGGGCTCGCCTCACAGCCGCTTCTTTACCCACGAATTGTCTGTGTAGTGCTACCTACACCGCCGCAGCACGCTTTCATGTGGAGTAAAGCATGCGGGCGAGCGTTCTTCAACTCACGACTGGGCGTCCGCCTTGTGGGCCGCGATCTTCTCGCGGAGGGTTTCGGCGTTCCAGCCATGGAACGGCTTGCGGCCGACCGCGGCCTCGTATTCGGCGCGGATCGCGGCGAGGTCTTCTGGCGCCGGAGCGGCGACCTCGACGACAGGTGCGGAAACTGGCGTGAGGGCCGGCGCCGGCGGCTCGACGCGCGCGGCCTCGACCTTCCGAACACGCTTCGTCGCCAGCAGCAGGCGGGCATCGCGCGGCTTCTCGACCTCGAACTCGTCACCCGGCAGCAGGCGCCGCGTGTTGCATTTCAGCGACTTCACCGCGAGCAGCTTCATGGATCACTCCGAGCCGGGAGAAACGAAGACGGGCGACGCCGAAGCGCCGCCCGTTGATCGATCGGTCAGGCGTCCGTTAGGACACCGGGACCGCGCCGCCCCAGTCGACGGAGGTCAGATACGCGACCGCCGAGGCGCGGGCCCGCTTCCAGTTGATGGTGCGCTCCGCACGCAGCGCGACGCTGTTGGTCTGGAACATCGAGACCGAGCCGACGGTGGCGGTACCGGCCGTGGCGTCCATGCCGAGCCCGGTGCTGCGCATCTCGATCGAGGCCTCGCGGCTCATGTCGACCGCGACACCGCCCTCGTCGCCGAGGAAGATGTCGGCCGCATTCACCAGCGCGACGACGTTGCCGATGTGCTCGGACACGATGACCGGCAGGCCCTGGAACCGGCCGCCCGTCATGCTGATGCCCGGAAACTCCGGCTGACCCAGGGTGTTGACCATCATGGACAGCGCCAGCGCGTTGGTCGCCGACATGACCCAGACGCCGGTCGACGGAGCATTGCTCGCCGCGATGAACTTGGCGAACAGGGCGCGGACGTCGAGCCGGATGTCGTCGGCATCGTCGCCAGTCGAGACCACGGTTTCGGCACCGTAGGTCACCGACGCCGGTTTGACGTTCGAAGATCCGTTGTTGGACGGATCGATGAACGCGACGTCGAGGCCCGCGGCGATGGCCTTCACCAGCGCGTTGCGGACGATCATGTCGGAGTTCGGCGAACTGTACCGGATGTTCTCCTCCGTCAAGACCGCGATGTTGGCGATCTTGAGCGGAGTGAGCGTCGACCGGTCGTAGTCGAACGCCGTCAGCGGCTTCGGCTTGCCCTCGCCGACCCAGTAGGCAGCACCGCCGCCGGTCTCGATGACGTACGGGCTGTAGAAGTCGAGGCGGGTCAGGCTGGGGACGCCGTCCATGCCGAACTTGCCCAGGATCGTGGCCGGGCGGAGATACTCGAGGAACGCCGCGACGGCCGCGCCTTCCTGGCTCACCAGGTCATAGGCCCAGTTGCCGGACAGCGTGGTGCCGGCGACGACCTCGTTCGCTTTGGTGATGATGCCGACGACATGGCTGTCGGGGCCGTACATTTTGCGGGCCATGATCAGGGGCGATTCGCCATCGAGGCGGGCCGCCATCTTGACCTTGACCAGCTGGGCGTAGGCGATGCCCTTCTCCAGCTTCGGGGCAGTCTTGACGGAGACGCCCGCGGTCGCGGCGAGCGGCTTTCCGGGCTGGTCGGGATCCTCGACGGCGCGCACCGGCTTGGCGTTCTTGACCAGATCGGCCTCGACGCGCTTCAGGCTCGGCAGGTCACGGTCGATGGTCGCGATCTCGGCCTCCAGGCCCTTGATCTCATCGAGCTGGGCGTCGTTGAGGGACTCGTCGGTCTCCTCGTGGATGGCCGCGATGCGCGCGGTGTTGGCGGCGCGCTTCTCTTCGAAGCGCGAGATTTTCTCCGAAATTTTCAAAGGACTGCCCTCCTGGGGCTTGCTGGATGTGGCCGATTTCCCGGACGCGGGAGGGGTTTGCAGCCGGACAGTCGCGAACGTCTTGCCGGACGCGGCGGATTCGCGATCGCTCGGATTTTTGGGAACGGTGGGCTCGGCAATGCCGGCGGCCTGCCGCAATTCGCGGTCGATGGACTTGACGGACGTGATCAGGGCGCCTGCGTTGGCCGGAATCGAAACCGTGCTGAGCTCGTAGACCTCGATCTCCTGAAACTCGATGCCGCCGTCTTCCTTGAAGGCGTATTTCAGCGCGCGGAAGCCGATGCTGACGGCACGGACGAGGCCGGACTTGATCTCGCCCCAGGCGGTATCGACGCGATCCTTCAGCGGGCCGGGCTCGGCGATGACCGGGATCTCGGCGTCGAACTCGATGCCCCTCTTCGTCGGCTTCTTGAATGTGACGCTGCCGATCGGGGCGTCGTGATTGTGCTGATGCAGTAGCACCAGCGGGTTCGTGAACTTCGCGCCCATCGGATCGATGGTGTCGGAGACACGGTCGAGTTCCGGGGTCGTGGCCCATCCGGAGAATCGACGCTTGCCGCCGTCGTCTACCGCCTTTTCGACGGCGAGAAGGCTGTAGGCACGGTTCATGGTCGCCTCGCTAGAGGATGATCATTTGGTAGGCGGGCGCCGGCTTCTCTTCGGTCAGCACCGTCGCCGGATGGATGGCGTTGATCAGCGCGTCGATGCCGTCGATCTTGTTCGGCGACATCTGGCTTTCCTTGATCGGCAGGATCGTTTCGTCGCGCCGGCGCGAGACGCAGGCATTCGAAGCCATCCAGTTCATCACCGGATTGTTGTCGTGCCGGAGCCGTGAAGGACCGCTTTTCACACGGGCCTCGAGGTCCTTCGCCGGGTCGGTCGTGTTCTTCGCGTTCTTCGGCAAGATGTAGGCGAGCGGGCGATCCGGCGTCGCAAGATCTTCGTTCAGTCGGCTTGCCATAAGCTGGCCAGCCGCGAACTGATCGAACGTCACGCGCCGCACAGAGTATTTCGTGATCCACTCGCGGACGGTCTTCTCGACCTCGCCGTGATCGACCCAGTCGCCAGGCGTCAGCGTCATCGGCGGATCGTCGCCGCGCGACCACGTCCGGTACTGACCCGAGCCACGTCCCTCGCCGTGCTCCGGCGACTTCAACACTGCCTCGGGTAGCCAGAATTTCGGCTTGAAGATCAGGCGGCCAACATCGTCGAATGAGGCCAGAACCGCCGCCGTGATGTCGTCCTTGTCGGCGAGATCGCAGCCGATCCAGCAGTCGCGCCCTTCGAATTCCTCCCAGGACAGCGCCTCATCTGCGCATGCGTTCCACCGCGGCATGGACAACCAGGCCGATTCCGCATTCATCCAGATGTTGAGGTTCTTGGTCTTGAAGTTGCCTTCCTCGCGGGGCGACACCTTCGCGTCAGCGGCAACGGCCCTCATCGTCTCCCATGTCGGCGTGATGCCGATCATCGGATTTGCCTTCACCCACACCCGCTCGTCGAATGGGTCGTCCTCCTCGTCGAGCGTGAAAATCATCGCGAACAGGTGATCCAGCGCGACAACGCGCTCTAGCATCTTCGTCGCGCTCGCCCGCTGCTCATAGCAGACGCCGTTGGTGTCAAATCCGGCGGTGGTGATGATCCAGAGCAGCGGATTCTTGCGGGCGCCGAACGCCGACTTGATGACGTCGAAGAGCGCGCGGTCCAGATGGGCGTGCAGCTCGTCGAGGATGCCGAGGTGCGGGTTCCAGCCGTCCTGTGTCTTGCCCTTGGCGTTGATGGGCTGAATGAAGCCGCCGTTCTGCTTGCAGGCGATCGAGCGCGCATAGGTCCCGAGTTCGAAGTGCTCCTGCAGGTCCGGGGTCTTCTCGACCATGCGCTTGGCGGGGCCGAACACCTTGCCGGCCTGTTCGCCCGTGGTGGCGCCGATGACGATCTGCGGGCCGGACTCGCCCTCGCAGCAGAGGCAGTACAGCGCGACGCCGGCGGTCAGGGTCGACTTCGCGAACTTCCGGGCGGCCTCGATGTAGGCCGTGCTGAATCGGCGGTAGCCGTCAGCACGTCGCCATCCGAAGACAGTCGTCAGGATGAAAACTTGCGGCGGCTCCAGCCTGATGTTCGGCGTCTCCCACTGGCCCTCGACGTGCGGCAGCTTTTCGATGAAATCGCAGATGTCGGCGGCGTGCCAGGCGTCGAAACGATAGGCCCAGTCGGTTCGCTTCATGTCGTCGAGGTGGCGCTTGCAGGCGAGCCGCGCCCACTTGCCGGCAACGATGCGGCCGGCGACGACGTCCTCGGCATACTTCCGCCCGACCGCGACATAGTCCCGGTAATCAGCCTCCGGCGGTTGGCCGCCCGTTCCTGGCGAAGGCGTTGCCGAGTGGCTTGGCATTGGTGGATACCTTCTGCGACGCTGGCGTGTCGTAGAACTCAGCCGCGAACATCCGGTAGGTGTTCACCATCGACACGTTCACGGGCGAGTCGCCCTTGAACATCTTGTTCAGCCGGACTTCGAGCTCGCAGTACTGCCGCAGCGCATCCTCGAAGCCCTGGACCTTCTGGCCTCGCTGGCGATAGCGGGAAACCTTCGTGCTCCAGACCTTCTTGGCCGCGGCGGACATGCCCTGCGGCGGTGGCAGGTCTTCAGGGTCGGGACGTGAGGCGTGGTCGGCATAGAGCGCCACCACGGCCCGAGATGGGCGCGTCTCGCCGTGTGCGCGCTGCGCCTCTGGGGAGTTGCCCTTGGGGCCGGGTCTCATGTGAAAAATCCCGTTTTGTTATCTCGTCCGTGCGAAACTTTGTC